CCTAAGGCCCCCCCTGGTACTTTGTACTGCTTAGAAGCCGTCAGATACGGTGTATAAGTGTCCGTAAGCCAAAACAAAGGAGAAAGTACTTTGGAGTCCAGGAAGAGGGAGGCTATTGTCAAAGAACTGATTTCTATCAGCTCTGCGTTCAGTAGCACGCTCAAACGTGACTCTTCTGTCTTTAGTAGACAGGAGACCATGTCTGACCATTCCCTCTGGCTTCCCCTGCAAGGGTGGAAGCGCATGCGCGATAAGTATCGCCCTGGGTATGTGGCTCCAATTGAGAAGATTGATGTTGGTACTGACTTCGTAACTTGGAAGCAAGAGTATGAAAACTCCCATGATTCTGTGGTGCTCTCTCGAGTCATCTCAGATAATGAGCGTTATTTCTTCTCTGGTCCTGTTCGCGCCATCGGCTCTGCCGGTGTCGTAAATAACAGTGACTCCCGTTGGCCCCTTCGTGATAATTTCTTCTCTGTTGAGAGAAGATCTTACTTGAATGGGCTCGGGACTACCGCGATTGCGAGGTGTATCCCTACCAATCCTCATGCTGATCTCGCCGTCAGTTTGGCAGAACTCCGTAAGGATGGTCTACCAAAGCTGACCGGCATGCAACTAAAGAAGGGAGGGCGAAACTCGCCCAACCTTGCTGGTGACTATCTGAACCAACAGTTCGGATGGAATCCAATCGCTCGTGACCTTCGGTCACTTGCGAATGTTGTTGTTGCCGGATCTGCCCTTGTAAGGCAGTTCGAACGAGATTCAGGTAAGAACGTTAGACGTTCTTACTACTTTCCTGAAAAGGTCACCGAAACAACAGAGTCTCTTGGGACTGGCCAAGCAATTGGCTACTTCCCAAGTACACGTCTGTTCGCCGGTGGCTCATCTGTTATCCAGGGCCCTCTCACTCTTACGAAGCGTAAGGTTGAGAAGGCTTGGTTTAAGGGAGCTTTTACCTACATATCCTGGTCTGATGAAGCTAAAGCTAATCAGTCCCGGGCTATGTTGGGTGAACTCCAGAAGGCTCGTCACCTTCTCGGCCTCCGCATTGATGCAGAAGTCGCTTATAACTATACTGGATTTTCCTGGTTGGCCGACTGGTTCGTTAACTTGGGCGACGTGATTCACAATCTCGTTGCCTTCGGATCAGACGGCCTTGTCATGCGGTATGGGTATCTCATGTGTACTACTACATATGAGAATACATACACCGTCACGACGCCTCTCTTCGGACCGGTGTCTACGACGTATCGTACAATCGAGAAAGCTCGGTTGCACGCCACCCCGTTTGGCTTTGGCCTGAAGTCTGAGGATTTGACCCCTCAACAGATGGCTATTTTGGCTGCTCTTGGTCTCTCTCAACGCCCTAGGCGCTGATAGGGACCACCAACCCCAGAAAGGAACCCTTTGTAAGGATTTCTTTTACCTTTAAGGAGTAATGCATGGCTTTTGCCGATCCTCAGTCTGTCACGGTTAACTCCGTGGCGCAGTCTCTCCCGCGTACCGCGAGCGAAGCTTCGTCGTCCATCTACACGAAGGACGATGGGAGCTACCAGCTCTCGATCTCGCACGAGAACGGTCGACGCACGCGTCGACTCGTCAAGCTGCGTTCCACGAAGTTCTCGCCGGACCCGTTCCTGCCTACGCAGAACCAGAAGGTGTATCTCGATGCACACCTGGTGGTCAACGTGCCCCCTGCGGGGTACACGATCGCGGAGCAGAAGCAGGTCGTCGACGCTCTGGTGGCGTGGCTTTCTTCGGCCAACATCACCAAGCTGCTCGGCGGCGAGTCGTAACAGACAACGCCTTCGTGTGGCCGGGGGGTAGGGGACTTTTTGACCCCTCCCCCGGTTCACATTGCGTCATGAGGTAAGGCAATTAGTCATGCTATGGATGACCAACCCCAAAAGTATTTGGAGTGATCATGAAAAGCCTGACGTTGCTTCTAAAGGAGGTGCTGGCTGACGCCGGCACCAGATGCTGCACAAGTACCACTCTTGACTACAAAACTGTCAAGAGGCGTGTCGAACACGAAGGTGAATCATTTCTTATGATCACCCTGCCACGCTTTGGAAAGGACTTTCAAGAAGCCCTTGACAAAGGTGAGGTAGCTCACGACCATTTTCTGGGTTTTTCCAGGCATGGCGGTCTCCCCCGATTTCTCGGAGGTTTCCTTGAGCTTGTGTTCGACCGTGGCACCGGTCGGCTCGTCGCCGATCCTTCCATTGACGCAATCCATGCTGTACGCCAGATTTGTCTGGTGTTCAGTAAGGTTGAAGAACCTTGCTCGCCGAGCAGGGTTTCCTCCGCAATGAAAGGATATGTCGACTGTGAGAGAACGGTCACGGAGCATGACGGGGTACTGGGTGGGGGTCTTCTTGACCATTACACTCGTGTACATCACCGTCTTTGGGCTCCTGCTTACTCGAATCTAGACCGCCAGGTCTGGCTCGATGAGCTGTTGCCCAAGCATGGTCCGGGATCCACTGCTGAGGGTATTCTTGGTAACAAGAAATACTATCAGAGTGAATGGACTGAGCGTCTACAGGAATTCTTTCCTATGGAACTCAATCTGATCCCGAACTACAGATACATCGAAGATGTGTCTGCCGTAACAGTACTCGAACCCGGAGATGAACGGCCCGTTCGGGTCGTCCATGTTCCTAAAACGTTGGATAAACCACGTATCATTGCAATGGAACCTGTTGCCATGCAATATGTGCAACAGGCCTTGCTTGAGGCGTGTGTGTCTGAGATGGAGAAAGATGAACTTATCTCTTCCTTCATTTCGCTTGAGGACCAGACTCCTAACCAGAGAATGGCCCTTGAGGGTTCCCGCGATGGGTCCCTCGCTACACTCGACTTGAGTGAAGCCTCAGACCGCGTATCCAATCAGCTCGTAATTGCTGGTATGTCTCGCTGGCCCCACCTTAGTGGGGCTGTGCAAGCATGCCGGTCAACGAAGGCTGACGTTCCTGGCTTTGGTGTTCTACCATTGGCCAAGTTCGCGTCTATGGGTTCTGCGCTCTGTTTTCCCGTGGAGTGTATGGTCTTTTTGACCATCATCTTTGTGGGAATTGAGAATGCGCTGAGCCGCCCGCTATCCCGGCGTGAGATGAAATCTTACGCTGGGAAGGTGCGCGTCTACGGGGACGATCTTGTCGTCCCTGTAGAATTTGTGCCGTTCGTGATTGATGCACTTGAGTCCTACGGATTCAAGGTGAATGACCGTAAGTCCTTCTGGACTGGAATGTTCAGAGAGTCTTGCGGTAAGGATTACTATGCTGGAGAAGACGTTACTGTCTTTAAACTCCGACAGAGTATTCCACAATCACGACGGAACGCTGCTGAGATCGCCGGTCTTGTAGCCTTTCGTAACCACGCTTACAAAGCGGGCTATTGGAAGACTGTTAAGATTTGCGACCAATGGTTGGAGTCTCTTCTGAGACACTTCCCTGCGGTCGCTGAGACGAGCCCAGCGTTGGGTAAGACCTCCTTTCTTGGCTATGCTGAGGAGAAGGTGCATCGGACACTTCATAAGCCTTTGGTTAAGGCTTGGAAGATCCGCACGCGACTCCGTCATAACCCAATTGACGGTGTTCAAGCCCTGCTCAAGTGGTTTCTTAAGCGAGGGGACGAGCCCTTTGCAGACAAGCGCCATTTGGAGCGTTCTGGACGCCCCGACGTCGTCAGCATCGAACTCGGGATGGTAGCACCTTTTTAAGGTGCTAGTGACTAAGTCACAAGGTGGAGACTAAGTTTGTCTCTAGGGCGCAAGCCCGGGAGATACACTTGGCAGTGTA